AGAAATAGGTAAATCAAATATATCAAACGAAGATAAAATACGCTTACAACAGCTTATATACGATCAACAAAATAAAGAAATTGAAGCTATAACGAGCCGATGGCAAGCGGATGCTAATAGTGATAGTTGGCTTAGTAAAAATGTTAGACCACTTGTATTGGTGTGGTGTATAGTAATATTTTCATTTGCTGGTATATTAGATAGTGTTGAAAGTGTACCATTTCATATTGGAGAATTATGGAACGACACTTTTGAAAAAGTTATGATGGCAGTTGTCTTAGCATACTTTGGTGGAAGGACAACAGAAAAAGCAACATCAATGTTTAAAAAATAATTATGGAAACTTTAGAGCATATATTAGGTCTTTGTGGCGAATCGCATATAAATATTTATTGGGTTTTATTTTTAGTAATAATATCTTATATTTTTTTAAAAATAAAAATAAATAATGGCGCGTAAAGTTAAAGTACAAGTTTATAAATCTAAAAGCAGAAAACGTAAAGGAGTACACGCTAAAACAAAGTGCAGTAAAGTAAAACATAGTAAAAATTATAAAAAAAGATATATAGGTCAAGGTAGATGATTTATATACGAATATAATAAAATCATATATATATATATATATTTATATAAGTATATATATTATATAATCATATATATATTTATAAATAAATGTATAAAAATATTGAAATTGATATGAATTTAAGAGAAAAAGTAAATAAAATAATGACTTATACTTCTGTAAGTGACACAGAAAAAATTGATAGGTTACTTTACTTAAATGCTGATCAATACTGTAATCTTGGGACAGATAGCACCAAAACTGAACGACTTGCTGCTGAAGTTAATAGCAGATTTATATACAAAGCAATTAAACAAATTGATGTATATTTAGGATCGTTTCTGTTAAAAGCTAATGAAGAATAATAGAAAAAGTTTAATAAAAAAACTTGATACAGTATTTAGTGAGTATATAAGAAAGAGGACAGCAGATCATAACGGTTATGTTGAATGTTACACCTGTGGAAAAAGAGATCACTGGAAAAAAATGCAATGCGGACACTTTCAGTCCAGAAAACATTACTCAACAAGATGGAACGAAGATAATTGTCAAGTACAATGTGTAGGATGTAATATGTTTAGAGCAGGAGAACAATACAAATTTGGATTAAAATTAGGAACAAAAAAAGCAAAAAAGTTGTATTTTTTAGCAAAAGAAACAAAAAAATTTAATAATTTTGACCTCTTGGAAATGATAGAGAGATATAAAGAATTAAACGAATCCTCTGCAACTTCTTAGAGGATATTATTTATTTATTTTGGAAAGGGCGAACATTTGTTTGCCTTTTTCTTTTTTGCCATTTGACAGATAATGTTTATATTTGTAATAAATAAATAAATATGAAATCACGATTAGTTACCAACCCTCAAAGAAGCTCTTATAGAGTAGACACTATAGAATATCTGAAAAATCCTCATTTTACAGATGTAAAAAGTTATTATTTTGACAATTTACAAAGTGCATTAGAGTTTCAGCAACTTATAAATAAATAGATATGATAAAATATAATATAAAACTTCACATAACTGATATTAACTTCAACAACGAAGATATTACAGTAGAATATAACTTTTCAAAAGCAGAACTTGGCTACCTTGATGGTACAGGCACTTTTGATGGTGTAGAGATAGTAAGAATATTACTTGAATCAGTAGATATAACAAGACTAATACATCACGATTATTTAGATGAAATTGAAAGAATTGTATTAGATAAACATACAGGCAATTTATAATATGGATTTTTTATTAGCACGACTTGATCAATTAGAAAAAGACAGATTAACATTAATACAAGAAAATCAAGCTTTACGAAATGAGTTAAATGATGAAAAAATAAAAGTTAGATTATTGACTGCAAAGAATGAAATTATAGAAGAAAGACAAAACGAAGAATATTTAAACTCAAAAAATTAAAATGGAATATACTAGTACAATAAAATCAATTTTCAAAAAAGAAAGTTTTAACACCAAAGATGGTGCACTTATGAACAAATATGTAGTACAATTTGCAAATGGACATAATCCTAATGTGTTTACTACAAAAGAACTAACTTACAAAGTAGGAGATGAGATCACATATAATCTTGATCAATCAAAAAATAAAGCAAAACTTATGCCAATAAAAGTAAATAATAATTATAGTAATCCAAAAGACGAAATACAAAAATACATTATAAGGCAAAGTAGCTTAAACAGAGCGACTGATCTTCTAGCTAATTCAAATGATTGGTCAGAAGATGATATATTTAACTTAGCAAGAAAATTTGAAAATTACGTTTACAATGGATAAAAAAATAGACTTTATAAGTGGATTATTTCCACAACCGACCAAAACTGATTGGGTAAAATCCAACATTGGTATAAAAATTAATGAATTTAGAAAAGAACTAAATAGGTTAGAAAAATTACAAGATGAAAGAGGTTTTGTAAATATTTCTCTTTGTCAAAGTAAAAGTGGCAAACAATATTGCAAAGTAAATGATTATAAACCTGATCAAAAAGAAGTAACAGCATCAGAACATAATCCTGATAGAGATGATTTACCTTTTTAGAAATTTGTATAAATTCGTTATATGTTAATAAATTATGATGATGAAATTAATAAAATTATACAGGTCAGAAAAGGAAAAAGGATTGAGGGATTAACACTTGACATTCCTGAAATTGATGAATATTTAAGGTTTAAACCATCAAATTTTAATTTAATTTTAGGACACGCTAATACAGGTAAAACAACTGTAACTTTATTTTTAATGTTGTTATATTCTGTAAAACACAAAATTAAATGGCTTGTTTTTAGTAGCGAAAATGAGCCACATACAATTATAAAAAAATTAATTGAGTTTTTATCTGTACAACCAATTAATAAAATACCTACTGATCAGTTTGACAATAATGCAGCTTTTATTTTTGATCACTTTAAATTTATTGATCCAAACGATTTATATACATACAAACAATTATTACATTTAGGAAAGGTAGTCAAAGACGCTTGGGATTATCAAGGTTTTCTAATTGACCCATATAACAGTTTACTTAAAGATAGACAATTGTTAGATGGACTAAATGGACACGAATATGATTATGAAGCAACAAGTGAAATAAGGCAATTTTGTAAAAAAAATCAAACAAGTATATGGTTAACAACTCACGCGGCTACTTTTGCAACGCGAATAAAACACCCAATCCAACACGATTATGCAGGACATCCCATACCACCATTAGCAAGTGATGTCGAAGGTGGGGGTAAGTTTGTAAACAGGGCAGATGATTTTATGGTAATACATAGATACATTCAGCATCCAACAGAATGGATGATTAATCACATACATATAAGAAAGGTAAAAGATACAGATACAGGGGGAAGACCAACACCAATTGACAAACCAATTATGATGAAAAGTATCAAAAATAATGTTGGTTTTGAAATTAATGGAAAAAAAACATTAAATTTAGCATTAGTTGAACAAATTAATGCGCCCTTCTGACCTTAAAAAAAAGCTTACTAACAGACATAATGATTGGATAAATATTGTAAAATCTTTTGGTTTAAAAGATTATGCAGAAGATTTAGTGCAAGAAATGTATATAAGAGTAATTAAATATATTGATCAAGGCAAAGATATTAGTTATAATGGAGATATAAATTACATTTATATATATCAATGTCTAAGGCATATGACTTTAAATTTGCAAATAAAAAAAGCAAAAATAAATGTTATTAATATAGATGAATATTTATATAAGCTAAAAAAAGGTAACACACTTGATCAAGACATAGAAAAAACTTATAAGAGAATAAATGCTAAATTAGATAATATGTTTTGGTATGATGCTAAAGTTTATAGAATAATTGAGGGTGGTATGAGTATAAAAGAGTTAAGTAGACAAAGTAAAATTAGTTATTATAGTCTATATAGAACATATAACAAAGTAAAAGATATATTAAAAAATGAAATTAGGTGATTTAGTTTATTACATAACAAAATACACAGGCATAAGGTATATTTGGAAAAAAATTTATCCAAATTGTGGTTGTGATGAAAGGCGTAAAAAATGGAACAAGATAAAATTGTAGATAAAAAAGTATGGAATAAAATTGCATCAAGTTTAAAAAACGAGATGGTTTATGAAGACTTTCAAGTAATGTGTGCTTTACATTCTAAATATATGAAACATAAATATCACGAACCTAATTTTTGTAGTTGTAATGCAAAAATGATAAATCAATGGATAAAAGAGGTTAGTGAATGTCTAAAATAGAAGATATACACGTTTGGGAGAAAGCAGTAGTTGCTTTGTACAATATTGATGGTTGGAACTTAAAATGGTCAGGTGGCGAATTTGAACATTATGATGCAAAAGGATATACACCAAAAGGTTTTCCCTGTGTTATAGAAATGAAATTTAGAAATGAGTATTACGAGGATAAATTGTTAGAGAAATACAAATATGATAAATTAATGGCGATGGATGATAAAATTGTCAAATTGTATTTTGTAAATGATTCAAGAGCTAATTATTTATTTTGGTTAAATAATCCAAAAAAAAAATGGGAAGATATTACAACAATTAAACAAATATGGTGTCCAAAAACTACATTATGGAACTCACAAAAAGTTAGAAAAGAATGTTACTTGATCAACCAAAAATATTCAATTATTACAAACTTAAATAGTTTATAATTATATTTGTATAAATAAATAAATAATGAAAATCCAATTTGAAATATTTAAAGCTAATTTCAATTATTTAGCAACTATTGCTATTGAAGAATATGAAAAAAATAAAACAAAAGAGAACTTAAAAAAAACAAGTTTACTCTGGCAACTATGGTCTTATACTTCAATGTTATTAACTGAATATAATTTTTTAGAAGAAAATTACATAGATAAATACAATGAAGTTTTAAAAGAAAACATAAAATTAAAAAAACAATTAGATGAAATACATAACACTACAGGACTCAAAAACTTACGAGAAAGCAGATATATTAAAAAAAATGCTAAGTGATGATTTTTATTACAATTATTTAGGTAAACATACTCTATCAAGCTCATTGATCAAGAAACTATTAAAAAGTCCAAAAAGTTATCATTATACAGTTAAATATGGAGATCCTGTAACTACACCTCTGCTAATGGGTCGTTTGTTACATTTAGCTATACTTGAACCAGAAGAATTTCATAAATACACTTTTGTAGATTGTCAATCAAGAGTAGCAAAAAAATATAAAGATTTTGTCAAACAAAATATAGACAAAAAACATACTATATTTACAATGAAAGAAAAAGCTGAAACAGAAAGACTACAAGATGCATTATTTAGAAATGAACAAGCGATGCAATTATTAACTAAATGCGAATATGAAGTACCAGAGATAGGATATATACAAGGCATACCATTTAGAGCCAAAGCATT